GCATGATCGCCCTTTGCGTTTGTATTGCCGAAGGAAACAGTGCCGTTGGAATCCAGCACCATACCACCGAGATTGGAAGGTGTAGCACCCCAAGCAAATTCAGGATACTTTCTTGCTCCATTGACTGTCAGAGCAGCGATTGCAGAACGCATAGCCGGAGAGATGATAACACCGTTGGCCCCAACATCGCCGAGCTGTGCCAGTGCAGCATCAATGTTGGCATCAGCAGAAGCCGCAGCATACTGAACGGTATTTGCAGTTACTTTGAGGTCAAAGCAGTTGTTGCCGACAACAGCAGAAGCAGCACCAGTGCGAGGATTCAGGCCATGAATAGCAGCGATGTCAAAACCTCTTGCGAACTTTTTGGATGCGCCTTCGGCAAACTGGCGAAGAACATCCATTCTGTATTCTTCGGTACCGTAAAGGAATTCATCGGAAACTCTTGTGCCATATTCAAACTTGATCGGTCTGATGACTACAGGATCGAATGTTGCACCGCCGTTAGATTTTGCACCGTTTTCGGCTACGATGTCGGCTTCCTTGTCCAGTGTGAATGTGAATTCGGTAATGCCGTTGAAAGGAATCGGCTTGGAAGCCGCAACCTTTGCCAGTGAAGATTTGCCCCGCACCAGATTGAACATTTCTTCAACAATCTGTGTAGGAAGATTTGTGCCTTTTGTAAGTACGTTTGCCATTTTTGGCTCCTTTCTTAATTCGATGTGAATTTAGCTGCCAGCTCACGGTATTCGGCTTCCAACGAATCCGTGGCTGATGTTTCTGTGCTCTTGGTAAAGCCAAGAGTCTTGGGTGCAGACAGCTTTGCCAGCTTGTCTGCGGATTCCATAATCGACTTTTCGTCATCACCCTGAAGGAATTCGACTGCCTCAAGGCCGAGGTTCTTGCTGATCGCTGCCTTGGTCTTGAGTGAACCAACTTCCAGTTCATGAATCCTGTTCTGCTGTGTGGTGAATTTCTCATCATAGCCCTCATATTTCTTCAGAGCCTCAGCATGCTTTGAATTCAGATCCGCAATTTCTTTTGCGTGTGAATCCTTGAGCTTCTGAAGATCATCGGGTGATGTCCATCCTTTAAATTCGTCCCTGGCAAGTCTTTCTGCCCGGCTGACTCTGTCTTTGAGTCTTTCATCGAATTCTTCCTGAGTTGTGATTGGTTTAAAGTCTGTCATTTTTCTCTCCTTGCCCACTTTTGCCGTGTGGTAAACGTATGTAAAAAACTGCGGAGAGACCGCAGTTAATACCAAACTCTTTGCTTTCGCCGTTCTTTCTGTGTTGAGCATGCCCAGAATGCCAGGGCAATGCTTTCAACGATCGAAACATCAACATGCTCCTTCAGTGACCGGAAGCCGAATGCACCATTGGTGCCAATCATCCGCTTTTCGCAGTTCGAAACTGCCTGTGTGACGGATGGCTGACCATTGTGACATATCGTTTCGGTGTCGATCGACTGTCTGAAGCCCGAATATGCTGTGATAACTTCCGCTGTGCTTGGAATAATGATCTTTGGCTTGTAAGCGAATTTCATCTGATCAAGATCCTGTTTCAGCAATTCGCTTTTACCTTTGCCATCAATCACTATTGTCTGCACACAAGCTTCCTTCAGGAACCTTTCAATCCATCCGAAGCCTTTTATCTGTGACTGGCAGTCAATCGTTTCAACGAAGATTTTCCCATCTCTGGTTTTGGCTGCAATCGACATCGATGCATTCTCGTTATCTGCTCCGAATTTGATTCCGACATGAAGTTTTCCCATCAGATCCGGCAATCCATCGGCCTTGAGATGCATCCAGTCTGCCTGTGTGATCTCTGATTTAAGGCTGTATGTGTGCCAGTAACCGAGTCTTTGGATGATGAAATCCAAAGGATCTGTCGTGTTTTCATTCCTGATTGTGCGTTCCGTAAGCCTAGAACCTAGGCTTGGGTTTGTTTCATACCACAGAGCCACATCATCAAGCCGGTTCGGCTTGTCATAGACTGACCATTCTGCCCATCCCGAATCATTTGAATTCCCCGACAGCACTTTGTTCCGGAACTCGAAAAACACCGTGCCTTTTGAGACCGGTGTCGGCGGAGTTCCGCAGAGAATTGTCTGAGGATTCGGTGATGCTGAGATTGTATACATCAATGCACCTTGCTGGGTGACTGTGTATTCCTGTGCTTCATCAATAACCAGTAAATCGAAGGATTCACCGATACCGCCTGCCTCTGATCGGGTTCGAAAGACGATGTACCCGCCACCTGTCAGCATGATTTGTTCAAGACCATACTGCTTTGTGCTTTTGAATGACTTCTCCGGCACGATCTCGTCCTTCTTTTTTCTGCCCAGTTCGACATAGCCTGCAGCAGTTAATATGTCGCACAGTCTGACGAATGCGCTGTGTGATGTGCTTGTTCTGTGTGCTGTATGGCAGATGCGCTCGCCATGAACCAGTCCCCAGAATTCTCGCATAGTAAGGACTTCGCCCTTACCATTCTGTCTGGGAACCTCGTATCCGAATGTCGGATGCGTCCACAGGCCATCATCGTTGATGCCCATGAGGTTGCTGACCAACAGTTTCTGCCAATCCATTGCCTGCCGACCGCATGACTCATACAGTTCGACAGCTTCAATTCCATGTGTTTCGTTGAACGGCAATATCACGGCCTGCGTGGGAGTCTGTCTCCCCAGCATGGCCATACTATCTGTGTCTCCGTACTCCGTTGCGATAGTCCAGGTTACGCTGCTGATCAATCATATAATCGAGTCCGTACCTGTCTATATACTTTTTGTTGACGTTCATCCAGATGGATGCGCCTTTCGGCGAATATCCAAGTTCAGAGATCACTCTGCTGACATTGGACCTTCGCTGTGCCTTCCGTTTGCGCTCATTCTCTTTTGCGGTTTTCTGCTGTTCGATCGCCTTTTCGATGATCTCACGGCTCTGATCAGCCTGTGTCTCGGTCCATTCAGCTTTCGACCACACATCTTGCCGATCCGTGCCGTTCTCATAGGTAACACGGCACCGGCAAGATCTGTGCCTTCGATAGACATCATTGCCGGTTCCTCGGACATCTTCATAATCGAATTTACCGGCAAGATCTCGGCACCACCGGCACGGGATCGAATAGCGATAGGACTTGTTGCCACGCTTGATCGTCCTCGTGCCTGATGCTTCCGCTTCACGGATGATGTATGCCTTCAGTCCGATCTTTGATGTGGCTCTGGCATTCTTTTCAATACCCTTATCCACAACAGACTGGCAATAATTGATCACAGGCTCACCGAAAACCCATCTTGTCTCTTCCAGTGTTTCACCACTGGCGACCTTTTCAATGAGACCGTTGATCCGATCAGTGTCCAGATCGGGAGTCATCGCATTCAGCCGTAGGCCGTTTGCTTTGTTCATGTTCTTCTGAACCTGTTCGACAACAGCGGAGATCATCTCATGATCCTGTGTCAGAAGAGGCTCCAGCAGTTCCTGTGCGACTTCTCTGCTCAAGAAGGCCAATCCATCAGTGGTTTCGTTCAAGGCCTGTGAGAGAAGTTCTCCAAGCCTCACAGCATAATCCTGAACGTCATAGTAACTGGTTCCGTCTCTGATTCTGGATGCGAGCCTCTTCAGCTTCCTGTCTGTTTTGACCAGAAAATTGAAATGCTGAGATGTCCGTTCCAGAAGTCCGCTTCCGAAATCTGTCATTCTTCTTCGACCTCTTCAAGACCGACAGGCTCAGCATCTTCGGACTCAATACCTGTCAGTTTCTTCAGGTTCTTCTTATCAAAGAAGCCAGGCACAGCCTGATTGACCTTGATCGAAGCATCGCCGATCGTGGAGATCATGGAAGCGTCCGGCTCAAAGATCGGTTCCCAGTCAGCTGTCATATCCGTTACCAGTTCTCTGGTATAAGGTTCGTTATCACGGACACAGGCAGCCACAAAGCCGATATTGGCGAAAGCATTGGCGAAATTCCGCTGTGCTTTTCTTGCCACAACTCTCAGAGACTCATGTGCTGCTTTGATTGCATCGGCTGAAGAAGGATTGTCGGAGACGAATCCGAGATCATCCAGTGTCAGTCCGGTTTCACCGGCAAACATCGCTGCTGCCATACGGACCTGATCTGTATATGGAGCCATGGACTGCTGCTGGAACTGTCCGAGTGTCGGAGAATCCCCGTCCTCGTCCTTGTCAAATCTCAGCATTGCGGAGATCGAAGCCTTCCATGAATCCAGTGGATCCATTTCCGGATCGGTGCCGACAACATACTTCTGCGGGAATGAATAGAACTCCGCAGATACTTCAGCCCGCTTCAGAGTGTTTTCCGCAAACTGCTGATAGTACATACAGGATCTTGAAATACGGGAATGTCCGAAGGGCCTTCTTGAGGATGGCCGGTAGATAATCGGAACCAGTAAAGGATACCGGCAGTTCCATTCCTCAATCTTGACCGAGCCATCAGCGAGCTGGTATTCAGTGTGGCCAGGAGTATAGTAGGCTTCCAGTGTCGGCCTACCGTTCTTATCTCTCTCCAGTACTGCATAGCCTTCTTTCAGCAAATATGTCTGCTCGTCAATGATGCCGGTTGCATCCATAGCAGTCAGCAGGCTCAGTTTCGGAAGCCCGTTCTCATTGAGTTTTGTAACGTGAGCAAATGCACAGCTGCCGATCAGTGCCTCACGGATCGCCGAGTCGAAGAACACATCAGGGTTGTTTGCGTCAAAGATGTTCATAGTTCCGTAGATGTCAGTTTCCCGATCGAAACCGTTGAACATCAGACGGTCAGCCAGTTCATCGACCGCCTTTCCGCACCAACCGACTGTTGACTGGTACATACCTTTCAGCCAGGGCGGAGTCAGTAGCTCATTTGATCGG